AGTTAACCTTGCAAGGAACATCGAAGTGTTCCCGAATAGCATCTAGAACCTGAACTAACTCATGGTCAATTTCGTCGAACCCACACCCACATTTGCAGGCGAACTCTTTCTGGGTGAAATACTTCATCTACTTAGCAGCTCTATGATCTTGGTGTTTTGGATTTTCAACTCTTGTATATTTTCTTTGAAGTTTTGTTGGGTTGTATCAATACGCTGTATGGTAATTTCTATGTTTCGCTGCGCTTTAACCGCATCATCCAGTTTAACATTCACAGATACTAGCTCTTGCTGTACCCGCTGATCGTTATCGTTGTACTTACGTTGCTCGGTTTCCAACTGAGCCATACTGTTACCAACATGGAATAAGAAACTTACTACCCCAATAAACCCTGCTACTAATATAGGCGTTAAAATTTTCTCGCCCCACCGAATAATTTTAATTTCAGCGGCTGATATCTGCTCCGTTGTCATTTTTTCCCTCATTACGTACACTCACTTTTGGTGTTATCCATTAATAGGTACCCACGTAGCCGCTTGAGCGGTATCAACGGGTGTCCAACTATTTCCACCAGTGGTATCAACGGGTGTCCAACTATTTCCACCAGTGGTATCTACAGGTACCCATGTTTGGGAGTTAACAGTAGCAGAATAGGCTGTCAATATTAGCGTATCGAGATTACATAATACATTAACATCTCTACCAAACGTTACCGGGTAAGTAGTCAACAATAACGTATCAGGGGTGGTATCAACCGCGCTGTTTAGAGCTATTGTCGCCGGGTATTCTGTTAATACCAGCGTATCTAGCGCGGTTGTTATGCTAACGTTATTCGCAATACTGGCCGCATACTCAGTCAGTACAAGTGTGTCAGGCGAGGTTGTTACATTAACGTTATTCGCAATACTCGCGGCGTATTCGGTCAGTACCAGCGTGTCAGGCGAGGTTGTTACATCGACATCATTGGCTAAACTGACTGTAGCCGGGTATTCCGTCAGTACGAGCGTATCTAGCGCAGTAGCTACGTTTACGTCATTCGCAATACTCGCGGCGTATTCGGTCAGTACCAGCGTATCAGGTGACGTAGCTACGTTGACGCCAAAAGCAATGGTAGCAGGGTATTCCGTCAGTACGAGCGTGTCAGGTGTTGTTGCTACATTGACGTTATTCGCAATACTGGCCGGGTATTCCGTCAGTACCAGCGTGTCCGGGTTGGTAGTAATATCAACATTGTTAACCGTACTGATAGTCGCAGCGTATTCTGTCAGTACCAGTGTGTCAGGTGTTGTCGTTACCTCAACATTGCTTGTGATCGTTGCCGGGTATTCGGTTAATACTAACGTGTCCGGTGTAGTAGCTACGTCAATACCGACAGAAATTGTCGCCGCGTATTCTGTCAGTACCAGTGTGTCTAGTGATGTTGCTACATTGACGTTATTCGCAATACTGGCCGGGTATTCCGTCAGGACCAGATTGTCTGGTGTAGTTGCTACATCGGTGCCACCTGCCGCTGCTTTATAGGCACCAATGTCTACCGTTGACCACGCCATTATCGCGTTGCGCCCGTAATGTCATCGGTGAATGTGGCGGATAGGTCGGTTCCAAATCCAGCCAGATTACCGCCCGCTACTGGGACGTAATCATCATTCGCATAATCGCCAAAATCAACGCCAAACGTTGTTACTATGGTTTTCTGGTTTGCGCCAAATGCCCCCGTGCTGGAAAAAGCGTTATACCCGGTAGAGCCGTCATGTGTTGTTACAACAGTTTCAACAGGACCAACAAAAACACAGTCTATAATTGGATATGAACACGTTGTTACTGCTGATACCCAATCAACGCTCTGTACCCCACCAATAAAGTTTGAATTATAAATTGATGCAATTCCTGCTGATCGTTGGTCTAACATTGCAGCAACACCATAGGTTGCGTCTTTATTGATGAACAGAGAATTTCGTATAACAGTGTCGACGCTTCTGGCAACGCGCAGAGCACCATCTGCTACTGCGTTGGGGTTTTCCACTTCCGCGATACACTTATCAACAAATACATTCGCAGAGGTCGTTGCCGTTATATACAATGCTATCGCGCCAAGTGCCGCAGCATTTCTCACTTCTATCCCAATAAGCTGCGTGTATGCTTGGCCGATGTCCAGTGTAACTGCGTTGTTGTTTGTCGATTTATAAACAAAACCAGCGCCTACAACGCCTCCATGTTCAGCACCTGCGGCTGGTTTTATGGTGATGTAATTAGACGCGCCAGTTGTCCAGCCTGAGATGTCAGCCCCACCAGTGTCGGTACAGATAAACGCATCACACTCCAGCACTACACTCGCTGAATTTCCTGCATCAGATATAACAACAGACGCGCCACTCGTTGCACCAGTTGCTGTATCGGAACTGTTAATTGTCCCGGTCAAGCTCTCAAGCATTATCTGCGTAGTAGTAGCGACGCCGATCATCAGACCGGAACCGCCTGATGTAAAGTTTATAGTTTCACCGTCAGTAAACGGGCCGCCAGTTATACCGCCGTGACTGAATACTTTTGTGGTTGCTGAGGTCAGGTCGCACTGTTGCCCAGATTCCCACGTAGACATCAGGGAGTAATTGCCGCCCGTTGACTTTAGCGTTTGGACAAAATCAGTCATCAGTCAAGCAAGCCATCACGCAAATAGCCGACAACCTGAGCAGCCGTACCAGACACCACGCCACCGTTGTTAGCAAGAAACGTCATCCCGGCTCCGTTGATATACCAGCGCCTGCGGGCATACTGCATGTTCCGCGCAGCGTCATCGACTCGACTGACTAGCTCATCACGGCCTGCAAGCGGGACCGTGACATTAAAACGAAAGCCTGTATTGTTGTGGCTATCGTAAACAGCATTGGCTGTAGGGTAGTCAGTATTGATCCCATCAAGCAAAGCCTGTACGCCAACCTGTGTGAACGCATTTTTCCCCGTAGCTGATACCATGTCCGATACAACTTGAATCAACCTACGGTTGCCCACGGCGCTTACTTGCGTTGTGGTTGGGCTATGGCTCCACGATTGCAGGTACTCCTGCAACTCTGCCAACGTTTTGTTGGTAATAGTGATGTGGTAGAAATTGCCCGCCTCCGGGACTTCAGCGCCCCCAAAAACATGGCCATCCTCTACTGCCGCAACAACCTCTCCCGCTTTCCACCTTCCGGGCGAATCCGGGACGTTATTGGTGTTTACCTTAATAAGTAGAGTGGGCATTCTTGATTTCCTCTATCACCTTACGTTAACGTAGCAATGCCGGACGCGTTCCATGTGATCGTTAACGACCCCGCAGACATATCCACCGGCCCACCGAGATCAACGTAAGCCAGTGCAGCGTCACCTGCGTCGGTATCGTTATAAACAATCGCCCAGTAAGCATCTGTATCGTTGCTTGCATTCTGTGCCCACGATGGGTTGGTGGCGGAATCAAACGTCACCGTCCCTGCGGCCTCTACAACAATAGAAGTCCACGTACCAATAGATGTACCCCCTGCTACATACGTCCCGGCAGAACCAACTTGAGTAAAATCACCCAGCGCGGGGGTTGCTTGCGCTGCTGTGGGCGCTGCGGTGTTATCACAAATTGCTACTTTCATATCGTCCGACGCTGCCCAGCCGCCAGTAAGCATAAGTGCCTTGGATTCTTCAAAAAATACTACATCACCTGTTGCCATTGTTGTTACTCCTGAGTAAATTAACTAACTTTGTCGCGTGCTTGCCCACTTCTGTAACTATCCCGGCGTAGTTTGCCGCCCCCTAGCTGCTTAAGAAGTCCTATCGCTTGGAGATATAGCTTGTCGTACAACGCAATCATATCTTCTTCACCCTTCATAAACCGTAACGCCTCAACCAACGCACCATTAAGTAGCGCGGAATCAAAATTATCCCCGAGCCATGTAGTTGTAGCCGTCACGATAGACTCCGGGTGGTAACCATAGTGAAGCTCTACAGCATAGTTGTCGTCCGGGGTTGGTCCGAGCAACAAAGAATCCGCGTCAAACAGCGCGTAATACTTCGGAACCCCTTCGACAGTGGCATTAGGGTAAGCTTCACGGATAAAATTGGAATCCACTTGTACCAAGTAAGTGTATTCATTCGTGTCAACGACTGCCAACGAATGTGGGTACAAATAATCACTGGGTACAGTTAGGTAGGGGTTAGACGTAGCCACCGTACTTGAGGCGTTAGCGCGCAATGCGGGAAACTGCACCGTTTCATAAATCTTCTGTTCCGCCTGTTTTGTAAACATGGCAAGCTGATCTGCGGTAAAGGTATTCTCACAGATATCCGTAATAGTAGTTGTAAGTGTTGTGTAATTCATACCCTACCCATTGTTCAGCGCGTCTAAGTCGGCCAGACTCAGTGGTACCCGGCTTGCTGCATTATCGGCGGCATCAGACCGGGGGTCTTGCAACGCCTGCGGATCATTAACAGGGTATTTACCCTGTAAGTTCTGCGGGTGGTCGGCTTCCCAACACGAAGGGCACACCTTAATATCCACCTCTACTTGGTTTATCGTCAGCTTCTTTAGCTGTTTGAGCTTATACTGGAACCCACACCGGTCGCACATCCCCAGCGCACGCTTGCCAACGGCAAACTGCGTGGTCACACCCGCATACCCCTAGGAACCAAGCGCCACGTTGCCTTCTCCCGATCCTCAGAAGCAGCCATATTGAACTGCTCAGTATATACCTCTTTCAACATAGGGACACGTTGGGCCAGATCAGGCATCTTAAGGGCTATATGGTAGGCCAGCCCCGCAACGACCGCAGGGAGAAACCTGAAGGTCATATCAGGAGTTTCTACCCCATTACCCGCGTCCTCTATACGGCGCATACGCCAGTAAACGATAGAATAGTCTGTGCTACTCGGCACAGGCCACAAGACCGCTATAGGGTTGACAACTTCACGCTTTATCCATATTTGCGTTGGTCTACCAGTGATTAACTTGTTAGGGATAGACGCGTACGTACTCACACTCACCCGCGACAAACTCGTATCCGTCTGAGTCGTACCAGAACCTGTTCTGATAGAGTGCTCTAACAGGTCAATAGTGTCCGCAGGTAAATCGTACTCCGCTTGGTCAGCAACACAGGCGATAACAGCGGAGTCTATCGTCCACATGTTAATGCCC